GAACTGCCATACAAATGTTTCGAATATTTGGAACGTGCATTGATCACTGAAAAGGCCCCGCAATAGCGGGGTTTTTTTTGGCTGCGATTAGTCTTATACTGGGCGTCCAATTCAACTAAACGGAGAAACAATTGGAAAAACACAACATAGACTTTACCCCGAGCTGGCAAACCGTTGCTCGCATCTATACCGGGGTTATGGAATCGAACGATCAAAAGACGAAGGAAAGCAAACGCGCCGTAGTTAATGCCCGCGAGGGATTGATCGAAATGGGAGAGCTGTTAGACAAGTGTTTGAAACAACTAAACGGAGATATTGAGTAATGGAAATTGATAGCCGCAAGGTTTACGACTTTATAATTGACTTAGGCAAGCCCGAACGAATAAACATTCGAGGGGCTGACTTTGTTCTGGAATGGAAATTTAACCCCACGGCGAATACCGACTATCCCGAAGTCACGCCGAGCAATCAATCGAACGTAGATTGGTACATGGAAGCTTGCGGATTAATTCCAGACTTCTATGCGCGAGCAATCGACGAATGGGAAAGCGAGAACGGTGCGGGCTGCGATACTGACGATTCCCGCGGGGAACAACCCACTTTGTCTGAGATCGCCGAGCGAATGGATACGATCTATGGGTTCGGTGGGTTCCGCTCGTA